GAGCCGGCGAAACAACCAGCATCTCGGCAAACTGGCCCGAATTGACAAAGATGTTTTGACAAGCGGTGTCAAGCAGGGCCTTGCTGAATGCGCGGTTGGTGCCACCAGTAACAGCCACGGTAGGCGCGCCCGAAGTCCAAGCGGGTGTTGCACCAGCGCCGTTGTGCAGCGGGTTGGACACCAACTGCACACCCAGACCAGCGGACTGACCGGCAACCGCGGTGGTCGCAGCAATGGCAACCTGCGTCGGGCTGACGATCATGGCCTCGATGTTGCGCTTGAGTTCGAGCATTTTCTTGCCCTTCAAGTACGCCATCTCAGCACCACGACCGGCCTTTTTCACGATGTTGGCACGGCGCGAGACGCCGACCGAACCGTTGAAAATCTGCAAGTGGTTGCCCAGGCGCAGCGTGGGGACCTGTGCGTCCAGCGTCACATCGTCGCCGTCGATCATCTTGTTGGTAGCCGATGCAGCGCCCAGGGCGTCGGTCTGCCATTCGTGGAAGTCGGTGGTCGCCGTGGTGCGGCCAAAGGCGGTGGACAGCGGCACCTCGCTGGGCGAAGTGTTGTAGATTTTGTCCATCAAGTCCTCGCGGGAGCCCTTGAGAGACGCTTTTTGGTAGAGGTTGGTTGGGATTGCCATGATAGTTTCCTTTGTTACCGCAGATAAGCGGCGAGGTCATTGAGTTTTGCGCGACCGGTGCGGAACTTGTTTTCCAGCGCCTTGTCGAGCTTTTCCCTTGCGGGAGCGTTTTGTTTGTTGGGCATGGGTTGCGCCGCTTGCACCTTCTTCGTCACCTCGGGCTTTTGGGCCTTGAGTGCTTGGTAGGCGGTCGCGTCCTTCATCAACCGAACCAGCCGGTGGTCGTACACGTTGCCCAGTTCCTCGGGCGAAAAGCCGTAGGTTTTCTGAACGCTGCCGTAGATCTTTTCCAGCTTGGGCTTGTCGATGCCGTCCTTCTGTAGCTCGCTCCATGCCGTCTGGTACATGGATTGCAGCGACTGCTTCTGGCGCTGCTCGCGTTCTTGCGCGGCCCGCTGCTTTTCACCGTTGATCTGCTGGTCAAGCTGGTTCAAGTAGGCCGATAGCTGGCGCTGGCGCTGGTTTTCAGCCACCCATGCCGCAGGATCGGAATTAGCCAATTCGGCCATTTCCGACTCTGATCGGATGCCTGCAATCTGAGCCACTGCCGCGCGAGCCAATTCGGCTTGCGACAGGTAGTGATTGCGCACCTCCTCGTGTTTGGTCGTCAGGAACTGTACCGCTTCGGTTTCCCGCTGGGCCAATTCCTGTGTCTTGCGTGTGTAGTCACGCTGGCGCAAGTAGCTAGAGCCGATTTCCTCTGGTGTGAGTTCCAGGGTCTCGTCCTTGCCGTCTTCGCCCTTCACCTTGACGGTGATCTTTGCAACGGGTGCAGGCTCGTCCTTAAACTCTCCGTCTGGATCGTCCGGGTCAATGTCCTGTTCGTCGTTTGCCTCTGCTTCCGTATCGACTTCTTCGTCGGTGGAGTCGTCAGCGGTTTGCTCGTCGTCTTGCTTGTCGGATGCCTCTTCAGGCGTGTCCGCAAGATACGAAGCCAAGTCGTTCAATGTGCCGCCGGTGTCGAGTGCCTGTTCGGCTTGTTCGAGTGCCATTGTGGTTTCCAGTCAAACCCACCCCTTAAGCATCAAGGTGGAGTGCGGCGCATCTCTGCGTTCGCGTGAGGGTAGATGCTTACCCGAGAACCCTACGCATGAACTGCCGCGCTTGCGGCTCGTCACGCTCTGCAATCAAATCAATCTTGCGCTGCTCAAATTCGCCGGTTTTCACCATGCCAATCAGCAGCGACTCAAACTTGTCCGTGAGCTTCGCCAGTTGAAGCAACAGCACCTGGCCTTCACGATCACGAATCGGACACGCTTTCCACTGCTCGGTCACCGAGTCGCGCATCTGCTGCATGGCGAGCTTGAACGCCTCGCTGTCAAGCACTGCCTGCGCTTCGCGGCCCCGAAGAACGTCTTTGTCACTCATGCCGATATTGTGCGGATTGGTAAAGGCTGGTTATCGGCTGCGCCCGACAGACCCCAAGAGTCCAACATCATCAATCAACCCAAGGCGGGCGACTTCTTCTGCTGTTGTGACCGGCGTCCCCCCTCGGCTCAATCTGAGCGCATTCAATTCACTAACCTTAGTGCCTGCTAAAAGGTTTGGCGAAATAGATGTTGGCTTTGTTATTTTCTTGTCAAGATTAAAACCGTTGGATTTCAGCCAATCCTTTGCCATTTCAAATGTATTGAGACTGTCAGGATCGACGGAGAACCTCGCATCGGCGTCTACGCTATTTGGGTATCTGTCGCCGTGGTTCGACATCCTTACTTGGAATGAGGGGATGTCGCCATCCTTTGTTTCCTTGCCCATGAATGTCAAATATCTAGAGCCGCTTACGTTGCTTGATCCGCCTTTTGTGTCATAACCAAGAGCATCGGCTTTCGATCTCAATTGATTGTAGAAACCATCGATTTCTTTGGAAGTCTCTGGTATGCGTCCAAATGGCGTTTTTATCATCCCAGCCTGCCGATTCATCGCAGCCGGTGCCGCAACATTCGCCACCCCCTGGTTCACCGCCCTTGCAATATGCGGGGCAAACTTCGTCACCAGCGCAGGCCCGAGAAGTCCAGCAGTCTCGCCAAGCACCTTGGGGATGCCCTGATCCACTTCCCGACGAAGCCCCATCTCTTTCTGCCACTCAGAGCCGCCGAATGGCCTGCCGACGGGCACGCCCATCTTGTTAAGCCCGAAGCCCAGCAAGTCCACCGGCCCCGCCACCGTGTCGGCTGCGGTGTTTGAAAGTGCCTGTAAGAAGTCGGTTAGGTTTTTCATGGTGTCAAGCCAATAACAGCATTTCAATGTCCAGCTCATCATCTTGATCAGCCTGCGCCTTCACAGCGCGCGCCATGACTTCCATCACCCGATCAAAGTCCTGTTGCGCCACCAGGGCGGGCAAGTCCACCCGCATATTCAGATCGCGCAGCAGGCTCGATAGCGCGTCAATGTCCACCGTCTGCACCGGCTGCGGCATGGCGATGCTGGCGCGCACCCGCTTGCGTGCCCTGCGGCTGGTTTTCTGTGCCTGCTCAACCGCCTTCTGTGCTTGCGCTTCTGCATCGATGAAAGCGTCGGCGTCTTCAGCCCGGTCGAAGATGTGCAGCCGCTTGCCGCGCCTGACGTACCAGCGCTGCGGGGTAATGTCAATCTCAGCAGCAAAGGATTGCCCGACGGGGTCAGGGCCGCCCTCAGGCGCAGTCAGTGTGATGCTGGCCGGGGTGCCCACCGCAAAACCGCGTGGATCGGTCGCAATGGCCGTGGCCGTGGGCGCGCTGATGCTGATGCCCGCATAAATCCCCGACGCAACCGCCGCGCCGCGTGCCGTGCCAGCGGGTGCCAGCATGGACAGGCCTGCCGGTGTTCCGAATGCGTTGCCCGACGCGCTCGGTGCTGTGCTGGCCGTGGCCGTGGGTGCCGACAGCGAGACGCTGGCCGGTGATCCGGTTGCTTGCGCCTTTCCAGCTGCTGTTGCTGCTGCGGCTGTGATCGTGATCTGAGCGGGCGCTGCTGTGGCCTGCGCTTTGCCTGTTGCGGTTGCCGTGGGCGCTGCCAGCGTGATCGCGGCCGGCGTGCCGGTGGCGTTGCCCGCCGATGCGCTTGGGGTGACGCTGGCCGTTGCCGTCGGGGCTGTTAGGCTCAGGCTGGCCGGTGTCGCGCTGGCCTGGGCTTTTCCTGCTGCGCTGGCAGCGGGCGGTGTGAGGTTGAGGGATGCGGGGGTGCCGGTGGCGTTGCCCGCTACGGGAGACGGTCCAGCAGGCGCACCCGCTCCGGTGCCGAATGGCAGGGTGCCAAAAGGTGCCGTGCCGAAGCTCATTTAGACAGCGGGCCAGCCAGCCGAGAAATCGTAGCCGTTCACCGCTTCAAACGTGGTGAGCGCTTTCACAGCATCTCGGTGCTTGCCGTCGGCGCCGCCGATCTGCGCCTCAAGCGCAGAGAAGCCTGTGGCATTGCCGCCAACCTTCTGCACCAGCTCCAGCACCGTGATGCCGCGAATAGCCGCTTCGGCGGCAAGCATGGGTGTGTCGGTGCTGCCCTGCGCAAACGCCCGCGCCTCGGCCAGCTTGATCGGCCAGCTTGCCATCTCGCCCGCGCTGATTGAGGACACCACCTTGTCGCGCAGAGTCTTGGCGTGCGCCATGATTTCCCCCTGCTTGACCGCTTTGGCTTGATCGAGGGTGTAGCCATCAATGATGGCCTGTACCGCTGCGTCGTCGCTGCTGTTCCACGCGCCGTCTCGCTGCTCGATCCAGTGGCCAGCGGCCACAATGGCTTCGTGCAGGCCCGCGCCTTTTTCGGTGTAGGTGATCATTGTTATTGCCCGATGAATAGTGCCGGCGGGCTGCCTGAGCTGGTCGCTGTAAATGTCTCACCAGACGCATCGCTTGGCGTGGTGCTCCCGGTTGTCTCCAGTTGGAAAAACGAGTTTATGGCCCCAAGCTGGTGCCCAAATTTAGGCAAAACCCTATCAGCACCAATAGACCTAACAGACGGGTTTACAGCACTGGCGCAAGCAATCCAATACACATCTCCAGGGCGGGGCGTAAAACTAATGGAGCCTGTTTTGTTACCGGTTGTCGATGAATCCAAAGAGACGTAGTGAATGCGAATGCCGGGCACCAGTTGGCTGCTAACAATCTTTGATTCATAGATCGCCATCTTAATAGTTGAGGCGGCAACAGCAGTTGTTACGTTAACACCAAGACTTACAAGAGGGTAAATAGACCCCTGCATCTGGAACGGAAAGTAGAAAACGCGGTTACTGCTGAGCGTGGTGGTTCCGAGGCCAGTGATATATGCCACATAAGGACAAAACCACGTTGAACCCCCGCCAGGAGTTTTCAAGACGAGTGACCCAGAAGATGACGCCGCACCGTGCTCTGTCACGATCAACTCGCTGGTGCCAGTCAAGCTGATCGCGCTGCCGTTTTTGGTGTACGTTGTGCCCACCAGCGTGGCGCTAATGACGGTGCGCTCTAGCGTGTTGCTTGCGCCCGCGATGCCAATGCCCCACTCCCGGTCGCCGTTGCCGCTGGTGAGGCAGTAACCCACCGCGCCGCCCACAGCAAACGCCTGCGACACGCGGGCGTGGTTCGCCACAGCAGACAGCGTGACCGTGCCGGTGCCTGTCGTGGTGGTGGTTTCCTTGATGCCGACGTCAAGCATGGCGCGCTCCTTACGACGTGGCGATGTAGATCGGGGCGCTGAATGTCACGCTGAAATCGCTGGCGGTGCTGACAACCGCGCTGCCGAAGTCCACAAACGCCACCAGATCGTCGGTCGCAGCAGTGCCTACCGCTTTGTAAAGCCAGCCGCCGACAGCGGTTATCGTGGCAGTCGTCCACCCGGGCGAGAGGTTGCTGATCGTGACGGCCACGCGGTTGTTGGCTGTGTCAACCGCGCCCACGGTGACCGTGACAGCGACGCCGCCAGCGGTGTAGCCGGTGCCTGTTACTTCGTTCGTGACGTCGTTGCGGAAGTCCCAAGCGTCGAGGTTTGCTTCGCTGGGGGCTGCGCTCACAAGAAGGAACTTGAACGAGCCTGTGAAGTAGGCGTCGGCAAGGCGTTTGGGGAGGATGCGGGCGTTTGCGGAGGGCATGGTTTATTCCTTTGGTTGGTAAGTTTGAATTCCGATGGCTCTGCCGTTGGCATCTCGGACGATCATCTTTGGCGCTGCGACTTGCTGCATCATGGTTTGCAAGTTCGCCAGGGCTTGCAGCATTTCTTCTTTCTGCATGTCGGCATCGGCCGGCGTCATACCGCGCACTTTCATTTCTGCGATGTAGATTTGCGTCTGAGACACCAGCTCAGCCCGCCATCGCTCAAATTCCAGCTTCTGCGCCTCAAGCTGCGCGTCCATCTGCGCTTTCATCATTTCGCGCTCGCTGTCGCGCCGGTCGTTGGCGGCTTGCAATTCAAGGTTGCCCTGAATCTCGCGCAACTTGGCATCGGCCTTGATCTGCTCGATTTCCCGAGTCATTTGCGTTTCAGCTTGGAACTTCTGAATCTCAGATTGGGTTTCGGCTTGGAACTTCTGGCCCGCTGCCATCTGTTTCATTTCCTCAATCTGGATTTCCAGCGGCTTTTGCGGTGGCTGCGGTGGAACGGTAGTCGGATCTTGCAAAAAGTTCTGAACGTCCTTGAACCCGGCGTTTTCCACCAGCTTGGCAGCGGTGTTGTAGAGATGCTTCGGTGTTGCCAGGCCGACCGCCATGCCCTGCTGCTGAATCTGGCCGATCATCATGAGTTGCTGGCTGCGCTGCTGTGTGTCGCCAGTACCAAGGCCGACATTGATCGTCATGTCGTACTGATCGCGCCACTCGTTCGGGTCGTACTCCACGAACTCATCGCGCAGCCGAAACGCCAGCTTTTCCATGCCGCCGTCAGTCAGCACTTTGAGGATGCCCTGAAAAATGGGCTTCACCAGCGTCTCGGCAATGATGCGGGCGATCAGCTCCACCCGCTGCATGGCCGACGACAAGTCCATGGCCCGTCCAGTGGCTGTGTTGTTCAGGCTGTCAGGGTTCATACCCATCGATGTACGCGAAACACCCGTGCGGTTTTCGCGCATCGATTGCACGTACTCAAGCATCGGCATCGATGCACCCGCACTGAACGGGATCACCTGCTCGCTGATCGCATTCACATCGCGCTGGCGAATCACACCCCCGGCGCGGGAGTCGAGCAGGTCGTCAATGTTGGCCAGCGGCGACCAATTGGCGTCTGTCAGTACCTTGGTGCGCGGGTTGTTCGTCAGGTACAGGTTGTTCAGCGTCTGGCGCAATAGCTCGGTGTGCAGGCGCTGCAAATCGCTCACAGCGTCGGCAATGCTCAGTCCATCCCATCGGTGGGTATTGAGCATGGGCGAAGCTGTGGCAATCGGCACATGGCTCACCACCTCGGCTTTGAGAATCTTGTCGCGCAGCCGGTAGACGCACAGTCGTTCGGCAATCCCGTCGCCATCGCGGTCGGCCAGGACGAACTCAATACGCAGCCAGCCCTCGGCCATCGCGTCATCGTCGTGATAGTCCGACTGCATGTTCAATGTGCTGGCGGTGTCTTGCGTGTCTTGATTGAACGCACCCGACTGCGTATCTTCGCCCAGGTAGTCCTGAGAATCACTGGCGCGAAGCTCTTCGGGCTCAACGTCGTAGCCCATCATCTTCAAGTCACTGAGCGTCACCCGCATCAGGCGCGAGACATACGGGCAATCGTGCAACAGCGGCGAAGTCCAATCGCGCTGCACCAGCAGGTTCTCCGGGCTGAACGCCTCCACCTTGACGATGCTTTTCTTTTCAGTCTTACGAAGCCGCCCGTTGTAGCCCATCAAAGGCTGTCCCGTCATGGGATCAACCTGCGGCTGTCCTTGCTCATCAAGGATCGGTGCGGGAGTCGCCATCTCGATCTCAGCGTCTTCCTCCTGCATCATCAGGGCGAGCATTTCTTCCGATGCACCCTTGAACGGCACAGACGACACCACCGATTGATCTTCCTTGCGCCACATGACCGCGCAGTTGCGCACGGTCAGCATGTCCTTGATCGCGGTGTAGAGGATCAAGAATCCGTTGTTTTGCTTGTAAAAGACGTGGTTTACTGCGTCGGTAGCCTGCTCTGCGCCCTGAACGTCAGAAGCGCGTGAAGGCTCAAAGGCGACGGCTTTGTCGGTGGCGCTAAACGTCTTGAGCAGCGCGGGCAAGATCCATTCCACGCTGTCTTGCACATCGCTGGAGACGATGGTGGCCTCGGAATCGACCTCGTTGCCATACGGCATGCGGTGATATTCGCGCATGGCCTGCTCACGCGCCGATGCAAGCTCACCATGCACATAGTGCGCAGCCGCGTCCTCTTTCTGCTGTAGCAGAGACAGCAAGTCTTCGTCGTCCAGTCGCTCTGCCATTGGGTGCCCTCAGTGTCGGTGGAGGGATTGTCGGCAGTGGTAAAGGCTAGGCAATGAACCTGCGCGGGCGATACGCGATGGGCTTCACGCTGCCCGAACTGTTGCCCAAAGCGTCCGCCACGATGCACGTGTACCTGAATGCGTCAGCACCGTGCGAGAACTCATCGTGCAATGCCGAACCTGCCTCGTTCGTCTGCTTGTTGATGTGCCGCCTGTACCGCTTCAGGCACTCGATCAGCCTGTTGGCCTTCGTCTTGTCGAAGTAGATGCGCCCAAAGGTCATGCGAGCGGCCTTGATGCCTTCCTCGATGCCCATGTTGGGCGTCTGCTCCACCGCGCAGCCCAGCGCCTCAAGGATTTCCTTGGCGCTTTTGCCTGTCTTGTAATCCTTGCTGAAACCATCGTGGGGCAGGTAGTGAACGCCCCAATTGAGATTCATATTCTTCAGCTGCATCGCGTAATCGGCCAATGTGCGGTGGCTGTCTTCGATGTAGCCGACGATGCGCAGCTCGCTGGCGGAACGCTGAACCAGGATGATGGACATGGAATCATTCCACCCCAAGTCCCACACCGCGTGGGTTTTGAGCATGAGATCGTTGGGCACATCGCGGATGCGGCCCTCTCTCTCGGCTGTCGCCACTTCATCGAAGTAAATGGCGCCAGTGACAGCAGGCAGGCACTCACCCTCCCACACGTTGCGATACTCCTCGCCCTTCATGGTTTTCTCGGCGTGCTCGCGCTCGGCTTTCAGCACGTCAGGAAAGTACGGGTTGTCCGTCCAGTTCATCAGAACCGATACGCAATCCTCGGGCGGGTTGACAACGAACATCTGGTGTGTCGGGTCGCTCTCAAGCTCCGGGTTGTATGTCACCCAAATCTCTGATCCTTCCTTTCGGATCGTCGGGATCAGCGTTTTCCAAGACTTAGCCGAGATGGCCTGAGCTTCTTCGCACCAGCAAATGTCCACGCCTTCAAACGACTTCAAAGCGGTCGCTGTAACGTCTGACAAGCCGCTGAAGAAGATTTGCGAACCGTGCGGGCCACGTATTTCGTTGTTCAGGATGGTGAACAACTCACTCATGCCCATCGCTTCGATCTGATCACACAGAAGTTGATGCACCGACTGCTGAATGGACTTCTGAATCTCTCGCGTACACAGCACACGGGTTTGCTGCTTTGCACAGATGAACAGGATGGCCCGAGCGAAGCCCCAGGACTTGCCGGAACCACGCCCACCCCTTGCAACCTTGTACCGAGCTGGCCGGAAAAGGAACTTCAGCGCCTTGGGAAAGCGTAAGTCCTTCTCAATCAAACTTGACATTGAATTGAATGTTCAAGGCCTTGCCGTCTGCGCCGGTCACCTGCATCGGCAGCACCTTGCCGACCAAGCCCAAGAAGGCGCTGGCGGTTCTAGGATCGTTTGCGCGGGCCTCCAGGTAGTCAGCACCACCAGCGTTGCTCAATGCCGTCAGGATCATGTCTTTGATGGCTGCGGTGTTTTTGTTCGGCGTACCCTTGGGACGGCCAGGCCCCTTTTCTTTGCCTTTTTTGAATTGTGTTGCGGTCGACATGCGAGTTCCTTTCTTGGATTGTTCGCCACGCGCAGACGGCCCACTGCCCTGCTGCGTCGAGATAACTGAGTGTCGGTGCTGGTAAAGGCTCATCGAACATCGAAAATCGAGCGCACGCCACGCAAGCAAGGCGCAACCCCGTAGTGCCGCCCGGGCGAGCGGTACACCGTGCGGCCCTGCTCGTCTGTGCCGCGCTGAACTGCGCCGATGTACACCAGGTTGTAAATGGCGCCGCTCACTTGCCCCACCCGAAGGCCGGACAGATCCACGATGTCATGGCGGTACTCATGGCCCTGCTCTATCAGCGCCAGCACTGTCCGCATCGTTGAATACGGCTTTTTGAACTTGATCGGCTGGTTTTTTCTCAGCATAGCTCGCGCAGCAACAGCCGGTCGCGCTCGGCTTGCGGGGTAATGGCTGCGCCTGAAATGGCGTGCTTGATCGGGTCGATCAGTTGCCACACCTTGCGGATCGTGCGTTTTCTCATTTGGCCGGGCCTCTAAAAATATCCCACTCAGCATCCGAAAAATTTGCGTGCTGATTTAGTGTCGCCTTTGCAATTTCAACAGTTGACCAAAAAGCAGAATCATCTTTTTTCGTGTGAGCGGTTATCAGCGCACAAAACAAAACTCGCATCTCGTTTGCCATCTTGTATTGGCCAACGACACTCCCCAGTTTGTCGCCGCTTTTAAAACCGTCAGCCACGCCTTTGTGGAAACCTGCGCCCCATTGCTTGCTCATGCGTCCTCCTTTAGCGTGTCGTCGAATTCAGATTCGTACATTCCATTGCGCAGGTTTTGCGCTATCTGGTCTATGTTTTCTTCGGTAATGCCTGTGCCAACAAAATCTAAAAACGTCACACCATCGTCAGACTCTAGCATTTTGTCCAACATCAATCGCTCCAGCGTTCCTGCTTTTGGTATCACATCATTCTCCTGTTAATCTTTCAATCGTGACGTTCAGCGCGGCCAGTTCGTCCATCTTGCGGATATTCCAAAATGCTTTGGTGCCGTGCCAGCCGTTGCAGCCTTGGTGGCATTCGTAGCAAAGGGCAATCGCGGTGTATTGCTGGCCCTGCTTGATGTGGTGCGCCTGGCTGGGGCCTTCCGCGTCGCAAACTGAGCAGGGAAGCTCTTTCACCCGGCCCAAATGCTTGCGCTGGGCGGCTGTCAGTTTGTTGTTCATCGGATTTCCCCCGTTTCCGGGTCAACGGTTTGCAGACCCTGCTCGGCCATCCAAGCCAGCACGTATTCGATCAACTCAGCACAATCGGCGCGGCTGAGCTGGCTGGTTCGTCGAAACACAATGTCAGCACCCAGGCCGTCAATCGCCGGGAGAATCTCGATCTGCTCACCACGGGCGCGGAGCCAGGCGGCGGTAAGCAGCCGCTCATCTACGCTTTGGCGCAAATACAGCATCCTTGTGGCCCCACCCGAGCGCAACTCGGCCATAGATCGCCTTGGCAGGCGCAGCGCCATCCCGCAACGCCCACTGCGCCACAGTCATTGATTCGCCATCGATATTAAGAATAACGTTTCCTCTGCGGTTGTTCGCTTGTTGCGTCTTGCTAGCCCACCGGCAATTCTCAGGAGCATATGGCCCATTTGAATCAACTCTATCAATGGACATGCCCGCAGGCGCCTCACCCATATCTTCAAAAAACAAAGAGAAGTCCCGCCACCTATCACAGACATAGATGCCCCTGCCGCCGTAATACTGGTATGAGTCGAATTTCTCATTTGTGCAACGACTCACCATGTTCGCCCAAATGCGATAGGTGCGCGAGTTTCCGCCGGCAGTCTGCCCATGCCGCAACAGCCGCGCCCTGCACGCTTCCGCAGAGCGCTCCTTGTGATAGCAGCCGCACGACTGCGCAGCACCGCTGGTTAAGCTGCGTGTGACGGTAATTTTCTCTCCGCCACAGTCACATACACAACGCCATAGCGCCATGCGCCCCGCCGTTGATCCGGCCCGCTCCACAATCAACAAACGCCCAAAGCGACGCCCCATCAAGTCATAAGCCCGAGTAGTAGCCATATCACACACAAAAAAGTCAGCACCAAAAATGCCGGTCGCATTGGCTCGAAACTGGCCACGGCAAAATTGATGCTGACGTATTTGCACTTCGATTTTGGTCGCGACAACCATAATCAGATTATATACATTATTACCAGTATTCTGGCGCGCTAAATTGCACTTCATTCTGCGCGCCAAACGCCTCAATCAAGTCTTGCAATTCACCCATCTCCGATTTGGTCATTTTTGAAGTACGGGTGCCGCAAACAACAAATCCGCCGTCTAAGCCCGGGACAACTTTCTGCCGCTTAATAGCTGCGGTAAAAACATCTTTCCACTCGTCTTCACTAAGCTTGTTTCCGTGCCAGTCCACCTGCTGGCTGATGTCGCGCAGCATGGCCCACATGCGTCGGTTTTGCTCGCTGCTGCGCGTCTCGGGCGCCAGCGTAAGCACCATGCGACGGCCTGCCATCAGGTGCGCTTTCAGCATCGGCCAAAGCTGGGCTGTCATTGCCTTGTGGGCTTGCACTGGTTCAAAGCAGCGGATTGATGCGCGGTCGGTCATGCCTCACCCCGCAGCGCTTTTTCCACCGCTTCCAGCCGCAGCTTCGCTTCCGTCAGGTCGTACAGCGCATCGCGGTAGCCCGACCATGCTTTTTCTGCCCGCTCTTTTTCCGCAGCAAGCTGGCCCTCCAGCAATGCGATGCGGCGCTTGAGTTGCGCGGGCTGGTCTTTGCGGTCGTTCATTTCGCATTCCTCAATGTCACCCTTAGCCGGATAATTCGAGCAACATCCGTCTGCGCGAAACGCTCTGCGACTTTCGCGCAATCTTCGCTTTCCAAGTCCTTACCAAGCTCAATACCAAGCTCAATACCGGCTCGGTATGCATGATGCCAAATTTCCATTTCGGAAAATTTGCTCGGGTCCAAACCCGACTGAACAAACGATTTTCGCCAAAGTGCCCAGCACTCATCTGCGTCTTTTTCGATTTCTGAATCGGTCATGGGGCCACCCCCGGCCCAGGCGAAAACCGCACTTTCACCATGCCGCCGATCTGGTTCTTGACGTAAGGGTGGATGCGAAAACGCTTGTCGTTGACGCCCAGGGCCTCTGCCATGCCGTCCCGGCCCGCCTTGAAAGCGCCGATCATGTTGTCGTCGTCCCGATGGCGGCGGTCGGGCGGGTAGAAGTCAATCCAGCAATGGATATCGCCGTCCCAGTCAATTGCAACGCGCGCTTGCTTTGTGAGGATGTAGCAGGCGTCTCGGTAGCTGGCCTTGACCGGCGCGGCGCGGCGCCAGTGTGTGCGGGCATTGGGCGACAACTCTTTCGGTGGCCACGGCAGGATGATCTCAGTCATACCCGCGCCCCCAGCCCCGCGAACGGCGACGAATAATCGCGATGCGCAAGGCCACGTCGGACGCGGTAAATGTGCGCTTCGGACACGCCCATGACTTCCGCCAGCACGGCGCCGGTTTCGGTGCCAGAACGGATGCGGATCACGTCCGCAGGTGTGAGCCGGGTGCGTCCGCTCTCACGGTGGCGCATCTGCAATTTGGCCGCGCGAACAGGCCCGCCCAGCAAGCCCCTGTCACCCAGATCACGCGCAATCTGCGTCCGCGTGCGCGCCACAATGTGATCGGGGTTGATGCATTTCGGCGTGGTGCAAGTCATGACGACGTGCTTGCCGTGCAGCGGGCCGATTAAGGCCGTAAACAAAGTGCGCCGCACCGTCAGCACTCGTTTTCCCACCCGGTGCGAAGGGCAGCCGTTGCTGCAGGCGCCTTGCCACACCAGGCAGCCACCGTCGTCAATCGTGCGCGCCAGCAGGCGCTCGGAAATTTGCTTTTCGTCTGTCATGTCGTCGTCTTCTCGGTTTGTTGTTTCATCCGCTCAGTCAGCGCGGCGGCCATGCCCTCAAAACCGGGCAATTTGTCCAGCTCTTTCGCGCGGTGCCACGCGTATTGCTTTTGCTGGTGAACGGTGGCCATGCGGACAAGGTGGTCAAGCTGGATCTGAAAGTCAGTCGCCATCGAATTCCTGTTTTCTGCTGTCTCTACTGCTGCCTGCATGGACTTCCCCTCTTTGCTGCATTCCTTTGGTGAGCAAAGACCTAGCCTTCCTTAGGCTGGCCTTCACATGGTCGATTCCTTCGGAGCCGCACATGACCCGGTAGCCTTTTCGTTCACCAGTGCTGCCTTCGCCGCTGGCCGGGGTGTTTCAGAACTTCCTCACAGTCCCCCGCTCTTCCCTCGCTGCTGCCGTTATTGCTATTCCGACCGGCGAGGTGCTTGGTGTGCGCCTGCTACGCCATCGCGGACTCCTGGCGGCGTACCGTCATCAGCAGGGCACAGACGGCCATCAGCCCAGCGCGTGCATGCAGATCGTTGAAATCCTCGCCCTCAACAGGGCTCATGCAGTACGGGAGGCCGGTCGCCTGGGCGGTTTTCTCGCCGGTTTCTGACGTGTCGTTGTCGGCGCAGACAAACACGCGACCCTTGACCTGGGACGCGATGAGTTGCAGGTTGTGGGCGCTGAAACACACCAGCACAGACGCCCGCAATCCAACGCTGCGCGCCGCTGCGTGCACGGATAGGCCTGTGGCATAGCCCTCGACCAAAAACGTCTCTGGCGCGGTTTTGTCGCCCATGCGGAACACGGCACCTTTGGCGCGCATTCCGGGCAGCATCTTTTTCGTGAAGGTGCGGGCTTCCTCATCCCAGCGGATCACCTGCACGCCCTGCACGTTATTGCTCAGCAGGCTGCGCATGGGGATCAGCAACGCGCCATCCTTCGCAACTAAGCCCTGCGCTTCGGGGAAGCCCTTGCGGATCAGGTAGTTGTGCTCGTTGGGCTTTGCGCTGCGCAGCATCTCAGCGGCGCGCATGGCGGCTTGCTGCTGGTCGCGCTCCTGCGAAGCGTTGGCAGCTTGGCGCCGGGCTTTCCAGATCGCTTTGTCGGCATCCGTCCAGGGCTTTGCCTTGGGATCGTTCCACCACTGCACACGGGACTCGCCTGCCCAGTTCCAGACCCAGCCGCGCTCGCCATCCCAAAAGTAGGCCCCATTGGTTGAGCGCGGCTTCTCGGTTGTGCCGCACCGCTTGATGCGCTCGGATGCGTACAGCTTCGCCGGGTCAATATCAACCCCGTGAGCGCGCGCAAAGTCAATGAACGTGGTCATGACGCTGCGCCCTTTTTGAACGCAACATTCAGGCTAGTGATCTTGTTCTTGACGTTGCGCGTGATTTCAGTGTTCGGCGTGCTGTCGAAGTGATAGCTTTTTGGCGGTGGCGAGCCGATGATCTTGTTGAACAGGTGCCAAGCGCGACCGGCTTGCTTCTCCGGTGCGCTGTGTGCCCGTGCGTAGGTGCACAGTTGCGCCCACAGGTGCGAATGATCGTCTGCCAGCTTCTTTTTGCCCAGCATCACTTCCTGCATTTCGCCCGGTACAGCTTCCACCAGTGCTGCGGCTTGCTTCTCAAAACCGCAAGACATGCAGCGCTTTGCAAAAGGCTTGAAACCGCACGATGGGCACCCCTTCGCTTCAAAGTCCTCGGGTTCCTTGCGGATGGCCTTATCCAGCTTCTCGCCCATGTCCAGGGCATCTAGGCCGTCAAAGAAAATGCCGGTGTAGTCTTCGGCAAAGCGGGTGATGTTCCCACTGTGATCCAGCAGCAAGCAGTCTTTTTTCCCGGTCTCCGGGCTGGAGCGCAGGCCACGGCCCCACATCTGGATCGCGGTCGAAAGCGATTTGCGCAGCGGTCGGCAATCGACCACGCACCCGACGTCTGGCACGTCGAAACCTTTGGCGAGCGCTTCGACCGAAATCAGCACGCGCAACATCGAATCGCGCTTGCTGTACTCCTTGATCAGAAGCTCGCGCTCGGGCGCGGTGGTCTCGCTCGTGAAGACGGCGGCCATCACACCAGCGTCCAAAAACTGACGGGCAAGTTCCTGGCAGTGCTTGATCGTGGCGCCGAAAACGATGGTCTTGCGGTGCTCGCCAAACTTCAGCCACTCCGACACCACGTCGCCAACAATTTCCATGCCGCGATCTTCAGCAGCTCGGTCGGTCCATTCACCGCCCGCAGTGGCTGCGCCCGTCATGTCGGCCCGCTTGCACGAGAACACCCGCATGGGCACCAGCACGCCGGACTGCGTGAGTTCGTGCATCGTGGTGGCGTTGATCAGATTCGTGAAAAGCTTGCCCAGGCCGGGTGAGAACGGCGTGGCAGACAGGCCGATACAAACGGCTTTCGTGGTCTGGATGTATTCAGTCCAAACCTTCAGCTGGGTGTGCGCTTCATCAATGATGATCACGTCCGCTTCGGGCCAATAGCCGCGCTTTGCCAGCGTCTGAGCACTGGCGATCTGGTACGGCATTTCGGTGTTGCGGCGCCAGTGGTTCGCCTGCACGATGCCGTGAGCTGCCAGCCCGTAGGCGTCGGCTGTCTTGCTGGTTTGGTTGATCAGCGTGGTCCGGTCACACAAGAAAACCACCTTGCGGCCCTTCGCCAGCGCTTCGTGTGCGATGCGGTGCCCGAGGTAGGTCTTGCCCGACCCGGTGGGGCTCATGATCAGCTGGTTCTTGTGGCCGTCGCGGAAGCCCTGGCGCAGCGCTTGGTGGGCGGTGCTCTGGAACGGGCGTGGTTCTGGAAAGGTGGCGCTGGCGTAGTTCGGGGCATCGTCCAGCAAGCGCACCTGGGTTGTGGTGTTCATGCTGCTGCCTTCACCAGTTGTTCGAGCTTGGCAATCTGGCGGTCACGCGACTTCACCAGCGCAATCGCCTCGTTACAGCGGTTCATGTAGCCGTCGCGGGCTTGCTTGAGCTGGGCAATCTCAGCCTTCAGTTGCTTGTTTTCAGCAGCCAGCGCAGCCAGCGGCGCATCGGACTCAAGCAAGGTCGCCACCAGGGCGCGGTCGGCAGCTTCAGCATCGGCTTGTGCGGCGAGTTCTTCGGCGCTTGGGCCGTCGTCTTCTGGCTCCACCACTGGCTCGGGCTTGGCTTTTGTCGCTGGCTTGGCTGACTTGCCATTGGCGGCTTGTGCGGCTTGCTTGACCGACATCTCGCCTGACTTCACCTTGTCCGCCAGACCGGCTTTCTGCGCTGCTTGCGCTTGCTGAATCGTCTTTTTGGATACGCCAGCCTCTGCTGCCATTGCCTCTTGGCTTAATGTGGAACCAGGTTCCACATTAGCTTTTGGCTTGCCCACCGGCTTCCAAGCGTGAATGGCAACGATGGCAATGGCCCGCTGCGACCCGGTGATGTGACGACGCGCGTCGTTCATCGCCTTCACAAAATCAACAGGGTCGATTTCTTCGTTGAACGGCACCGTTGGGCAGTCCATGCCCAGATCGGTAGCGGCGCGGTAGCGGTTCCAGCCGTCGATCACTTGGTCTTCAAAAATCACGATGGGCATCTGCACACCGATGTTCTCAATGCTGTCCTTCAGGCTGATGAACTCGGCTTCGGACATAGCGGGCCATGCCGCGCTCAAAGGGTGCTGTTGCAGTTTCATTTTTGGTGCGGTGGGGTGAATGAGTCGTATGCGTCAAGCCACAAAGCCGACGACAGCGAGCGATGAATGCATGCGTGTCGAATGAACCGCACAGCGCGTTTGATGAAGCTCATATGGCCGCCTTCCGAAGCCGCGCACGCTTGTCCGAGTCGGCTTGCTTGCCGAGCGAAATGTGGTTGCGCCCACCGGCCAGAATCTGTTTTGCAGACTGAGCGGCCTTCGTCCTGGCCGACACAAGCGCGCGCTTTTCGGCGGCTGTAAACGTGGCTCGCGGCGTGCCGCTGAAAGCGTTTCCGGTGCTTTTCGGTGTGCCGTCATCCCAGTGGGTTGCGTTTTTCATGCGCGCGCTCCCAAGCCAGCAAAAGGGCTGCTGTAGTCGCGGTGAACCTTGCCCAGCCGCACCTTGGAAACGTGCGCCTGCGACACGCCAAGCGCGGCAGCCAGCGCCACGCCGGTTTCGTTGCTCGTGCGTATCCGGTGAACATCCATGGGCGTCAGTCGCGTAATGCCCATCAGCCGCCTCGTGCGCTGACTGCTGGCGCTGCGCACCAAGCCGCCCATCAGGCCCTTTTTGGCCAGATCGGCTGCGATCTGCTGGCGCGTCACAGCCTGGATGTGCTCGGGGTTGACGCACAGCGGCGTGTTGCAAGTCATCCGCACCATGCGGCCCTTGAGCGGCCCCAGCAGCTCAGTGAACAGCGTGCGGCGCACCATGACAGTCGACCCGTTGTGACGGTGTGCCGGGTGCCCGTTGCAGCACGCGCCTTGCCAGATCAGACAATCGGCGTCTTCTACTGTGCGGGCCAGCAGGCGCTGAACCAGCTGGTTGTCCGCTGTCTGTTCAATGGCTCTCATTTCCCCGCCCCTCCCTCATCCGCGCCGCCGAGTCTCTCGCGCCGCAAGTTGCGCTGCAACACACTGGCTGGCACCTTGATCCCGCGCCGCATGCAAGCCGCAAGAACGCGGTCAGCAAGGCGAGGCGGCAAATCGTCAGGCCACTGCGAAATTGCAGAGCTGGTTGTGCCGATTGCGATCGCTGCTGCGGTGACCGTCCCACCGAGAAGTTCAATGGCAGTAATTTTGTTCATGACGCCATCTTAGCGCGCTAATCAGGAACACGCAAGCCCGATGAAAAATATTTTGCAGACTTACGTTAGAGCGCTTGCTTTTTGTTGTTAGCGCGCTTACAATAGCTCCATGCCGCACTTCAAGCGGTCAACCGGAGCAAGACGATGACCCCGATGCAAACACTCACCGCCGCGATCCAGGCGGGCCACCGTCCAAGTGCCACGGACACGATGCAGATGCTCTATGAGCTGGCATCGGCCAGCAACAACTGCTGGGATGAATTCGATTGGATGAGCACCGGCCCGGAGGATTGGGCCGATGTCATCTGCCAGGCTCAGAAATGCCTGAGCGATCCAGCTTTGTGCGAGGTGGCGCAATGAACACCACCCGCAAATACAGCCGAACGATGGAAGAGGCATTCGGCCCCGGCCATCGTGGCGGCATCTACACCACGCCCGAACACATCCACCCACACGACAAAATCGTTTTGTGGTTCAGCGCAGCCGCTGGGCTGGGCTTCCTCGCCATTCTCATTTGGAGCTGATTATGAAAACCGTAACTTTTCAGGCAAACGTCTACAAAGCAGATTACCACTGCATGGCTGAGATTGAATCAGGCGAGCAAATGCCGTATGTGTTTAATTTTGAGAATGAGACTTTAGTAAAAATTGGAACGGCAGTCGTCACCATAACGTTGTTTGACAACGCCAAATTTCAAGAAAAGGAGCTAGAACGTTTGAACAAGAAACTGGCCGATGTAAGGGCAGACAACCAGCACCGAGAGAATGCCATCCTAGACCGCATCAGCAAGCTGCAAGCCATTGGCTATGAGGCGCAATCATGAACCGTTATCGCGCCGGACAGCCCGCAGAACCGCCCATCCAGCCGATTGAATACGCGGGCGAGGAGCCAGACGAAAGCATGGTGATGCTGGCTTACATGATCGTTGCGCTGCTGTTGGTGTGCGCGACCATCGGCATCGGCTTCATTGTTGGGAGGTACTTCTCATGATGACCGAATCCGATCTGTATTGCATGGCGATGGAGAGCCAAACGGCTTATCGGCACATGGAAGAACTGTGCTATCGGCTGGGCTACGAGTTCCCGCCTCGCCTTGAATATCCGGCTGTGCGTGAAGCATTGGCCGATCCTTTTTCCACCACCACTAAGCAAAGCCATGAAACACATAGCGGCAGCATTTGTTAAAGCTCAGCAAGCCTTTGGGCCAGCGCTGAAAGAGAAAACCAATCCGGCATTCAAGTCGAAGTATGCCGACCTGCAAACCTGCATCGCCGCCGTCATTGACGCGCTCAACAACAACGGCATTGCGCTGGTGCAGCAGACTCACGAAGATGCGACCGGCGTCACTGTAGAGACCGTGTTTTTGCACGAAACCGGCGAAATGCTTACAAGTGGCCGCTTGCACGTCCCGGCGTCCAAGCAAGACCCGCAGGGCTACGGCAGCGCGCTCACATATGCCCGCCGCTATTCGCTGATGGCCGCTTGTGGCATTGCCCCGGAAGATGACGATGGAGAGGCCGCCAGCCGCCGAGCCCCCGATGTGGCATCCATCATTCGCAGCATATCCAACGCGAACAGCCTGGACATTCTGCGCACGAATTACGAAGCGGCATTGCAAATGCTCGATGCCCAGCACCACACCGCAATCAAAAAAGCAACCAACGCCCGCAAGGCCGAACTGTCAACCAAGGAAACAGCATGAACAACATCACCATTGCAGGCCAGTTGGGCCGTGACGCAGAAGTCCGTTTTCTTCCAGACGGCACAGGCGTTGCCTCGTTTTCCGTCGCAGATTCCCAAGGCAAGGAGAAGCCGACGATCTGGTGGCGATGCAGCCTTTTTGGTAAGCGCGCGGAGTCGCTGGCACCGTACCTCACCAAAGGCCAGTCGGTGACGGTCAGCGGCACCGTGACCGAGCGCGAATACCAGAAAGACGGCGCGACAGTCAAGGCAATGGAGATCCGCGTGCAAGACGTGGCATTGCAAGGTGGCAAGCGCGATGGCGCAGCACCAGCAGCCCGCGCGCCAGCGCCACAGCGCGCCGCTGCACCAGCGGGCAGCTTCGACGACATGGAATCGGATATTCCGTTCTAGAGCGAGCGCAGCCATGAGCAAATTGACACTGTTTGACGCCGCGCAGTCGGTGCGCGAATCGCTGGCAACGGTTGACGCCGAAACTGGCGAGCTGACCGACGCCTACACAAGCAGCCGTGAGCTGTTCGAGCGCAAGGGCGGCGCGTGCGTGGCCTACTCGATTGAAGAAGCTGGGCAGATCGAAGCCGCTCGCAGCATGCTGCACGCAATGGGCCAGCAGCTCAAAGCCCGCGAAGCGCGGCTAGAGCAATTTCGCGGCTACATGCTCGATTGCATGAAGGCCGCTGGCATCACCAAATTGTCAGCCGATGGCCTGGCAACCGCCACGCTCTATCCCGACCGCGATGAATCGGTCGAGCTTGACGCCGATGCGGTTTTCCCGCCTGAGCTGTGCGCAGATCCCAAGCCACCGCTGCCCAGCAAGTCAAAGATTCGCGCCGCCATCCTTGCGGGCGAACCAGTCTCTGGCGCTCGCATCGTTCGCCGTGATCGATTGACCATCCGGTGATCCCAATGACCGGCCCCGACACCGAAGCCCGCGAGCTGACCGAGCGCGAGGCCCGCCGGGCACTGCGCGAGCAGTTTTATCTGCCGCCAGATTTTGAAGACACGAGCCCTGGCTGGGAGATTGAGCCGACAGAAGAGCAAGCCATCCGAAAAACATTGAAAGGCTGACATGACCCGCAAAACCACCGCATACACCCGCCGCCGCGCACAGGGCACAATCCGACCGCTATCCGACGGCATCACCATGACCCGCATGCACAACACCCGCCTGAGCCAGGCTGAATACAACCGCATCATGGATCCCTGCCGCGCCGCGTGTGCAGCTCGATCGCATTTTGAAGGACGCCAAATGAACACCGCCGAACAACTGGCCCGACGACTCAACAGCATCTTTATCAGCGAGATGATCCAAGCCGTTGAAGCCACCAAAATTGCCAATGAGCTTCGCCGCTTGAACGCTGAAAACGAAGAACTCCGCGCCGACCGAGATAGCTGGCTTGAACAGTGCTCCCAGCGCGTTGCCGACTGGCATAGCGAACACGTAAAAGTGCAAGAGCTTGAGGCTGAAGTAAAGCGCTTTCGACAAGACGCGCTGAATGAGAAGGCTGCGCGGCAGGCGTTGGAAGCTGTGCAGCCACAGCCAGCGCAGCAGCACACCAACCCCGCCCCTGACCAACGCAAGTGCCCCATGCAGCCGACTTGCGAAGCCTTGGCCCGGGCGGTAATGCTCGAACAAGGAGGCACATCATGACGCGCCCGGACTACTGCCCCGTGGCTCAAGAGCCATGTCAAGCCGTGTGCTACGTGAGCGGTGTTCGATGCGTTATCCGTGACGGACGCCCGGTCCCCGCACCCCAGCCAGCACAAAGGCCGCTGAGCGTGCAGGAGGTCGAATCAATCATTGCCCAACACGATTACGAGATTCACGGCGACCGCGCCAGATACATCGTGCGGATGACTGAGCGCGCCCACGGCATCACGAAAGGGAAGCCATGAGTGAGATTGAACTGCTGACGCGCGAAGTGCGCAGCTTGCGCCTGCTTCTGCTGGGCACGCTGCAATCTCGCATCAAGCGCGGGGATGTGCCAGCACCTGGGCGCGATGGCAAATGGCTGCTGGCGGATGTTGAGGAATGGGAGGCCGGGCGATGATGTCTTTTAACCCAACAGCTAAGCGGCGCGGAGCGTCCGACTGGCGCGCCGAGTTAAATGGCTTTTGACCAAGTGAGCAAGATGAACAAAGTGATTTTTGGTGACTGCCGCGACACGATGCGCGACCTGAAAGATCAAGGCGTGCGCGTGCAGATGTGCGTGACCTCGCCGCCCTACTTCGGGCTGAGGGACTACGGGCACCCCGGACAGATCGGGCTGGAAAAAACGCCCGCCGAATTCGTGGCCGCGCTGGTGGAGGTTTTCGACGGCGTGCGCGAACTGCTGGCCGACGATGGTGTGCTGTGGCTAAACCTGGGCGACAGCTACGCACGCACCGGCGGCACAGACCGCAAGGTAAGCGAGAGCGCCCAGGTGGGCAGCACGCGCAACACACTCGAACAGATGTGCGACCGCACCACAAAGGCGCAAGCCTTTGGGCTTAAGCCAAAGGACTTGATTGGTATTCCGTGGCGCGTCGCCTTTGCCCTGCAAGAGGCGGGATGGTACTTGCGGCAAGACGTGATTTGGCACAAGCCCAACCCGATGCCAGAGAGCGTGACCGACCGCTGCACGAAGGCGCACGAATACCTGTTTTTGTTGAGTAAGAGCGAGCGGTACTACTTCGACCAGAAGGCGATTCTTGAGCCGGTAAGCCCGAACACTCACGCCCGACTTTCGCAGAACGTGCAGGCACAGATCGGCAGCGAACGCGCCAACGGCGGGGCAAAAACCAACGGCAACATGAAGGCGGTGGGTCGGAAGTTTGATCCGGGAGCGGGGAACAAGAACAACCCGAGCTTTGACGCGGCGACGGCGATCATGCCTGACGAGAGGAACAAGCGTTCCGTGTGGACGGTGCCGACGCAGCCCTACAGCGGCGCGCACTTTGCGACCTTTCCCCCGGCGCTGATTGAGCCGTGCATTTTGGCCGGGAGCAGGCCAGGGGATTTGGTTTTGGACCCCTTCATGGGGAGCGGAACAACCGCCCAGGTTGCACAGCAGCTCGGGCGCCAGTGGATCGGCTGCGAACTCAACACCGAGTACGCACCGCTGCAACAGGCACGCACGGCACAGACCGCGCTTGCCATTTAACGCAAAAATCAGGGGCGGCTGAAAGCCGTCCCGCTGGATTGCCTGGTTAGCCTGGCGCTTACAACGGAGAACGAACCATGAAACTGAGCAACTTCATCAAAGGTTTGAAGACGCTGCAACCGTACTACAAGGGCGGAGACGGCTACCACATTGGCGCGGAGCATGACCAGTTCTACGCCTACCAAACAGAACGCCCGCTGACGTCGGAAGACGTGCAGAAAATGCGCGACCTTGGCTGGTTCCAGCCGGAGCAGGAAGACGACGCAGAGTACGACCCAGAGAACGGATGGAGCGCCATCACTTGATGAGGACTAACCCGATGGGATCACGCGGCCTCTCTGTGTGCGCAGCTTGTGGCCAAACTAGGAGAGTGCAATGAGCGAATGGAAAATCCTGCCTCACGTTGAGGCACAGCTTGAGAGCGTGGCAAGGGACGAAGCCTTGCTTTCGCAGGAGGCACACACATACCTGCCGAAGACGCCCGAGGAAGCGGCGGCCTTCAACCCGCACGAGTGGGTGCTTGAGGCCATGCGCCGCGCCTACAGCATGGGCCGCACAGCGGGCCGCCACGCGGCAAAGGCGGAAATTCGAGAGGCACTTGGCCTGCCGAAGTGATGGGCCTAACAGTTGACATAAGCCGCGAGCGAAGCGAGTCGGCTTAATGGAAGTGTTCGGCGGCGCAGACACAAGGAGCACGAAGTGAGCAAAGAGTACGCAGCAATCCCGAAGCACCTGCCGCCAGAAATTGTGGAGGCGCTTCGCAACGACCCAATGACCAGCATCGAGGACCGGGAGCAGTGGCATATCCGCCTCGGCTGGTTGGTGTGCGCATGGGACGTGATTTTCAGGACGAGCCCTGCGTGTGCGGTTGGCGAGGAGTGACGCCGAACCAATAAGTTAACCGGCGCCCGAATGGGCGTCCGAGTTGAACTGGCGGTTAGGCCGCCACAACGACGAGAGGAACCAATCATGAAAATGGCAAAGGCCAGCAAGGCCGATCTGAATATGGCGCTGAAACTGTGCAGCGCCCTTGAAGCAATCGAGCGCCGATTCTTCCCTGATGGCAGCGAGGGCCAGAACGACCCGGAAGATTTCGACATTGATGACGATGCTCAATGCGGCCAAGTCTTGCGGCACTTGGATGGCATCTTGAGGGGCGGCAGCATTGGCCGCGTCATTTGGGGCATGGCCGTGTTGCTCGACCCCGAGAACAAGACCGTTGACCCTGACGCCCGCACACTGGAGCCCCACCCGGAAACCGTAGCGGGCAAGCAAGACGCCGCCGCCTTGAACTGGATCGAGCGCCAGCACCTAGAAGAGCTTGGCATGGGGCTGGTGATCGATGCGCCCAACGATGGCAAGTACTACGTGTGCGGCGACAGCGGCACGACCCATTACGGCAAAACCCTGCGCGAGGCCGTGGCCAGCGCCATTGCAGAAGGGGTCTAACGCCACGATGACCGCCGCACCGCGTGCGGTCGATTAACGAGTTCGGCACTGCCGACAGAAAGGAAGACATGAGATTCAGACTTGAGCGCGAAAGCCGCAAGCCGCTGCTGCGGGTGTTCGGGCGATCGGGAGAGATTGCATGGGCATCGCTTGGAGTCAGCGGGTTGCAGGCGGAAATTGAGTTCCCGTCCGACTGGCGCGAAGAGCGCCGCGCGTGGGTTCGATTTGGTCTCGGTCTTGGGAAACTGAGTTTCTCTTTCCCGTGGTCCAAGGTTGTCCCGGACGAGTTCCAGTGCTCAGGGCCGACCTACGGTTTTCACTTCTATGAAGACCTGTTGTGGATCAGGTACGGAAAAGACGAAGGCAAGCGCACAGACCCACGAATCACGCTGCGCATGCCGTGGTCTTGGAAGCACCGAGAGCACAAGGTTCTGAGCGAGCCCGAGCAGCACCCGTACACCTACACGCTGCGGTCTGGCGAGGTGCAGCACCGGACAGCAACCATCAAGGCCGAACAGAGGACGTGGACGCGCTGGTGGATTCCGTTCCGGCGCGTGAGCCGGTCCATTGACGTTGAGTTCAATGCAGAAGTTGGAGAGCGCACTGGGTCATGGAAAGGCGGGTGCATTGGCTGCGGCTACCAGATGAACCCCGGCGAGACGCCATTGCAGGCACTGCGCCGCATGGAAGCCGAGCGGAAGTTTTGATGCTGCCGAACAACTGGTTATGCACGGAGGTTGACATGGAACGGGTTTTTACCGACAAGATCGTGACAGCGAAAAAGCACTACCGCTGCGATGCCAGCGAGTGCTGGAACAGAGCCGGTTACTCGCTGCTCGACTGCGAGACACCAGAGCAACGCCTGATGGTTGAGGCGGCAGAGGCCGACAAGTGGAAAATTTTGCCGGGGCAGGCATACCGTAAAGTCACCGGAATCCATGATGGCGAGTTTGTAACGTACCGGGCAAGGCCTGGAATGGATGCGGTATGTCACGACCTCGATATGTGGGACGAATGAGAGTGCATAACGCAGATTTAAGCGGCCGTACTCGGTCCGCGGCGCGGCTGTAGTGAAAAAAACCCCGCCCACCACAAAGGCGAGCGGGGCAAAGCTGGCATCGCAGCCAGCGGAGACAACAGCGGGAGAATCAGGGCGGCGCGGTCAGGATCACGGCGGCATCGTAGGAAGCCTGGCAGGCGGCAAGCTGTAGTCGGATGCCGTCAGCTCGGGCACTTTCCCGGACAAGAAATTCAGCATCCGATCGGAAAAGCCCGGCTCCGGTGCAGGCCACTGGATCGGCTGCACTTGGGGGCACTGCACTACCAGCGGCGGCGGGGCGCTGGGGGCGGTTGCGCAGGCTGTCAAGAGCGGCGCGCAGATCAGCAGCGAGGCGAGTCTTTTCATTGGCGGCTTTCTCGGTGATGGCTTGCAATGTGTCGGCTTGGGCGCGCTCGCGGGCGCGGTGGCCAGCTTCCGCTTTTCGGGCGGTTTCGCTGCGCAGTTGCTCGGCTTGCGCGGTCTCGG